AGATAGCGTTCGCCAGTCTTGAGGCTAGGCTTGCCGGATAGGGTGCGCCATTCCTGACGGGTCCAATTGGCTAAGCTGCGCTGTTGTGGCTTCATTTGGCCGTCTTGTACCCGCCGCCCTTTTTCTTGTACTTGAGGGCTAAAAGCTGTGCCTTTCTCGCGGACCATTGGCCCGGCTTGCCGCCCTTGCCGCCAGACTTAATAGACTCAAAGAGACGCTTCCTCATGCCGGGCTTTGTGTAAACCCCGGCTGAGTTAACTGTTGAGCGGCGTTTCACTTGCAGGGCTTACGCTTGCCCATTTCACATTTACGTTTTCCACAGTTCATTTTATTGTCCTCCTTGTATTCCATCATGTCCTCCGCAGCTTCGATGGCCTCGTCAGCCTCCTTCATGCGGCGGTAGAGCATACGCTCTTGGTTCTTATAACGACGTTCGTTGCGGTCTTTCATGGTTAGCAGTCCCAAGCTCGGCGGGACCAATAGTTGGCAGACAGTTTATTGGTCTTTCCCTTAATGCCTCCAGACCGAGCACAGTAGCTCTTCTTACGGGCAGGCTGGTTTTTCTTGATGGTCATGTTGGCATCGCCAAAGCGGACAATGCGCTCCTGCCCATTCTGGCAGGCTTTTACCACAAACTTCTTCCCGCCCTGCACCTCGCGGCGCGGGACGTTGCACTTCATGGTCTTCTTATTCATCACGCTTGAGAAGCTTAATTAGCTTCGTAAGGGTATAGGCGATAGAGACTAAGACCAGAATAAAGGCGGCGATTTCATTCACTTGAGTGAGTGTAATCGTTCCCAAGGAGCCTCCTACGGTAACGGCAAATACCTTCACGATGTCGTTGTCGAAGATCATTTGCGAATCAGGCTAGTCATCCGGCTACCAAACCACCAAGCCACGGCGGTTCCGGCCAACATCATGAAGCTCTGGATAGCTTCGACCTTCAGGTATTGGTCTTCGATCAGGAAAAAGCTGATGAATGAGCCAAGTACCAAACCAATAGTCAGGAAGGGGCGGGTGACGGCGCGGACGTTAGCTGCCCACGGAGACACCTTCTCGGTCATGTCGGCAGCAGATGCGGACTGTGATGCCGCAAATGCATTCCAAGCGGCTAGGGCTTCAGCGGAAGCAGCTTGCTTATCAAGCATATCTAGGGCGAACTTGTTATCCTGCCGCTTTTCCCAGATGCGGAGAGCACTCGTAGCCAACGAGCCAAAGAGACCAAACAGACCTCCCGTTCCGGCGTTGAAGAGGAGTTCGCTAATTACGCTCATGTTAGGTAACGTAATTTACTTGGGCCACACCACGCCAACGGCTACCGCTATCGTCCGTGATGAACACGAAAACATGGGTCTTGCCCGTGCTAAGCGTAGGAGCTGTGTCATTGGGAAACTTAACCGCAGCAGGCCAAGTGATGGTGCCGGACGTATTCTCGATCTCCACAATCATGCCATACGCGCCGCTGGGTACGTTGCTGAACGTAAAGGTAGAGTTGCCGCTAATCGTCTTCGTGAAGTAGTTACCCTGCGAACAATCAATATCTAGCAGGGCTACCGCAGTAACCGACCCCTTGTACTGCCCCGTTACCTCAAGGCTCGTAAACTTGCCGGAATTGGCCGTAGAAGAGCCAATAGGCAGGGGGCTGGAAAACACTTGAGCCGCCGTAGTCTTGCGCAGGGCCGTATCGGCTGAGCTATGGACTAGAATTGTGTCGGCAGAGGCAAGGACGGTCTTGGCCGTCTGGTCCGTAATGGCTCCCGGCAAAAGCACCGCATCATCAACGTGGTTGTTGAGATTGGTCGAAGTAACTAGGTTCGACGGCGAGGTCGTCCCGTAGGTGGTGCCTTTTTGAATTTGAGCCATGACTTAGTATATCAAGGCTTTGTGGGCCAAACTACATTATGCGGGAATCCTGCCTGCTGGGGAACATCGCGAAGATCGTGCCGATAGGTAGTCCACGCCACCTTTCCGGGGCTATCGAGAGGGCTATCATTAAGCTGCGTCCAATCGCTTTCAGTCAGCTTAGCATTACGCTGGGCGCGAACCTCTTGGGCTTTTTGGCGATCAATCTCAGCCCGTTCTTCAGCCGTATACGAACGCCAGAGCTTGGTCTCAATCACCTCATGCGGCATGATGGCGAATATAGAACCCTCAAACTTCTCCTGCACATCGCCCTCGCTAATACGCACAGGGAGCCAGCCAAGCTCACGCAGGCTGTCATTGTCCAGCATATCGAGGCCAGAGATGTTCCGCCACGACTTAGGTAGTGCGCGGGGGCCATCGGCAATGACGTTGTTCTCAACGAGGCAGTAGTTCATGGGAATAGTCTAGGCTCTTAATTTGTTCAAAAGGGTGGGTCCAATCGCCATACTTCTGTTGGCGAAACAACCGCATAGAGTTGTAATAGGGCGTCTTATTGCCGGGTTCGGCATACAGATAATACCCCATAATTGGAATGACAACCCAAGTGGGGATACCCATAGCTGCGGATAGGTGGCTTACGGATGTACAGCTACTGATTACAAGGTCGCAGGAGCTAACTGCCTTATGGGTGTCATGCCACGTCTGAAGGGGTACGTCTTCCACCCAACTTGGTTTGAACTCCAGATCGGCATCTCGCTGGAGGGAAATGAACTCTACGTCGTCCCGTTTAACGGCATTAAAGAACAACTGGGCCGGAAATAGCTTATGGTGCTGAGCCTCAAAGGTCTTGTTGCCCGACCAACGAAGCCCTACCCGTAGCTTCTTATTAGGAACAGTAAAGTCGGTGTGGATGTATGCGTCTCCTTGGATGGACCTACGGTTTAGCCCAAGGTACATAGGGCTAGACATTCCAGACATCCAATAGTCGTGGAATACCCCATATTCCGCGCCATGCTGCACTACAGCATCAGCCAGTTCCGTAGAGGCGATAAATGGCACTAGCTCACCAGAACAGCTAACAATAGGACTATAACCGTTTAACCGCAGATTCCGTGTATAGCGCAGCTGGTGAAGCTGATCTCCAAGTCCGCCCTCCAACTGAAGAAGGATGGTGTGGCCGCTGCTACCGTTCCACTCAGGCTGCGGAGTCTTTGGTGGGGCATCACCAACAATCTTCACCTTCCTGCCACGCTGAAGCAATTTGTAGCCTTCCTCAATCTTTGCTTCGCGCAGAGCATACCATCCTCGGTTAAAGGCGGCACGATGATCGTTGGGGCGTTTGACCTCTAGCTCTGTTCCAATTCGCTTTGCCTCCTCAAAGTTGCCCATGATCGAAGCAGTAAGCTGTAGATCGAGCAGATCAATCTCTGCCACTGTGCGCGGTTTTTCTAGCCAAAATTCGGGCTGGCAAAACTCGTTGTGATGATGACCCAAAACTTCTTTTGGCGACTGATTGTGCTGCCGCCCTAGCTTGGGCTTGATGTCGTGCAGGCCAGCTACACCGTGCAGCCCCTCGTCGTCCTCCTTTACGGTAGATCCATCAATGCGATCAAAGTCGTACTCGAACGGATCGAGGCCGAGGAAGTCGTGGATGCGCTGAAGTTGTGTGCGCGGGTCGGCCAGCAAGTCTTCGTACTCTACGAACAGGAAGCATTCTGGGTCGGCTTGATAACCAGCCTGCAAGACCTGATAGGACGATTTCAGGTGCGCCGTAAGTCCTGACTGCTGGATAAAGTCGTCCAGATTTTCTGGCTTTGCCACGCGAACAAATGATGCCATGCAGTCTGGCACGCTGCGAACCGTAGCGATGATGCGCGGCTTGTGGCCTAGCACTTGAGCCATTGCAGAAACAACTACTGGGAGCGGCCAGTTGCGCGCCTTGTCGATGACAACGGGCTTCGACGTAATCTCGTCGTAGTAGCCGTGAATCAAGCCACGCATTGCGTTGGCTAGTTTCTTCCGGTCGCGGTCGTTTTTCTCTAGCAGCGGTTCACGATGCCACGTTGTTGCCAACGCATCAAGCGCAGCCCCAAGACCAGAGGTTGTTGAAACGTGCGTCTGCGGATTCTGATTCAGAATCGCCGCAAGTACCGTTGATCCAGAGCGCGGAAGGCCAGACAAGAAATGTAGCTTCTTGGTCGAGTTGTTGTTCACTTAGTCTTTATGGCAGAACTTAACGTTAAGTAAAGACTTTTGCCTACTCCTCGGTAGTGGCTATAGTGTGATTGTAGCCACACGCAACGTTGCTCCAAGTTGTTAACGATCCAACCTGTACTGGAGATGAACGGTTGGTTATGTCTCCTAGGCCGAGTTGGCCGTTGCTGTTACGCCCCCAAGCCCACAAAGTTCCGTCAGTCTTAGTGGCTATGGTGTGGCTACCTCCACCCGCAATGTTGCTCCACGTTGTTAATGCTCCAACTTGTTTAGGCGATGAATAACTAGTCCTATTTCCTAGGCCAAGTTGGCCGGAGCCGTTATAGCCCCAAGTCCACAAGGTTCCGTCAGTCTTAGTGGCTATGGTGTGGCCATTGCCGCACGCAACGTTGCTCCAAGTTGTTAACGATCCAACCTGTACTGGAGATGAGCGATAGGTTATGTCTCCTAGGCCAAGTTGGCCCAAGTTGTTACGTCCCCAAGCCCACAAGGTTCCGTCTGTCTTAATGGCTAGGGTGTGGCTACCTCCACACGCAACGTTGCTCCATGTAGTTAACGCTCCGACTTGTACAGGCGAATTACGATCGGTTGTGTTTCCTAGGCCAAGTTGGCCGAAGGTGTTCTGTCCCCAAGCCCATAACGTTCCGTCGGTTTTAGTGGCTATGGTGTGGTTAAAGCCGCACGCAACTTTGCTCCAAGTAGTTAACGCTCCGACCTGAACAGGGGATGAATGAAAGGTTGTGTTCCCTAGGCCGAGTTGACCGTAGGCGTTCTGTCCCCAAGCCCATAACGTTCCGTCGGTTTTAGTGGCTATGGTGTGGTTAAGGCCGCACGCAACTTTGCTCCATGCCGTCAACACTCCAACCTGTACAGGAGATGAACGATTGGTTGTGTTTCCTAGGCCGAGTTGACCGTAGTTGTTCTGTCCCCAAGTCCATAATGTTCCGTCTGTCTTAGTGGCTATAGTCTGATTGTAGCCACCCGCAACTTTGCTCCAAGTAGTTAAGACTCCAACTTGTACAGGAGATGAACGATAGGTTGTATTTCCTAGGCCAAGTTGGCCGAAGGTGTTACGGCCCCAAGCGTACAATTCATACTCAGGTCCACCAGCACCACCAGCACCCATCGCAAGTTTGATGACGTTCGGATCCATAATTAGTTAACGTAGTCTACGAGGGAAGCACCGCGCCAGCGTGTGCCACCATCGTCAGTTACAAAGATAAAGATGTGAGTTTTGCCCGTGGTTAGGGTTGGAGCTGTGTCCTTGGGCCACTTTACGGTGGTCGGCCAAGTGATGGTTCCTGAAGTATGCGTTAGTTCAAGAGCAAACGCAAATGCGCGGCTTGCCGGAACGCTATCAAACGTAAACGTACTGGCCCCGTTAATGGTCTTGGTAAAGTAGTTGCCAGCGGAACAGTCGATACTCAGGGCCGCGACAGCTACAATATTCTGACCATAGTTGCCGGATAGGTCGAATTTGGTGGCCGGGGACGTTTGTCCAACACCCATCCGCCCATTAGACTCAATACGGAAGACTTCTACGCCACCCTCCGTAAAGGCCATGTTGTCAGCCGCCGGGAAGAAGATGCCCGTGTTGGTGTCGCCAGTTGTAGTGATAGCCGGGTCCGAAACGGTGCCAGCAGAGACGGTGGTAACACCCGTAGCCTCAAGGGTCGTGAACTTACCCGTGTTAGCGGTGGTCGCGCCTACGGTTCCATTGATGTTAATAGAGGCAGTTCCCGTAAGATTGGTAACCGTTCCAGAGCTAGGGGTACCCAAGGCACCGCCATTAACCACAAACGCGCCAGCCGTGCCTGTATTGACTCCTAGAGCCGTAACAACGCCAGTACCCGTGGTGATGGTGGATGGCGCGGCTCCAGCACCGCCGCCAACAACAATGGCATTAGACGCCAATGCGCTGGACGAGGCCAAGGTTCCGCTTGCCGTAAAGGCCAAAACACCGCCAGACGTGCCAGAGGTTAAGCCCGTGCCGCCATTAGCTACAGCCAACGTACCAGCGAGGGTAATCGTACCGCTTCCGATGACAGGACCTCCCGAGGTGGTTAGGCCCGTAGTCCCACCAGATACGTCAACACTTGTAACGGTGCCCGTGTATTGATCGGCAGACGAAATCGTAAAGTTGGGGTAGGTTCCCGTGATGGTGGTGGTGCCGCCCTGCGTTAGAACCACCGTCTGATCCGGCGCGGAGTTGGTAATCGTGAAGTTGGGATAAGTCCCAGAAGTCGATATACCTGTTCCCGCCGTAAGCACCACCGTCTGGTCAGGTGCAGAATTGGTTACCGTAATGCTACCGCTAGACGTAATCGGGCCACCCGAAACGGTAATTCCCGTACCAGCCGTGAGATCAACACTCGTTACGGTGCCAGCACCGTTCGTAGTCCACTCGACATCCGTTGCCCCAGAGTTAAGGCTTAGCACCTTATTTGCATTACCCGTATAAGAGGGCAG